AAGTGTCAATACCAAAGGACTCAAAATAAGACTGAGGAGAACCAAACTCAGAATCATAAAACAAAACAACACTATCATCATATTTCTCCATGTAAGATTTTGCAAGAAGTAAAGCAAAAGCAGTCTTAAAATGTTTAGATGGACCTGCAAACACTGTTAAACCAGGAGTTAGTCCACCATCTATCTTACCAGACAATGCTACATTGAACATTGGTACTGGTGTTTGTATCATATCTCTTGAATTAAAAAACTTAGAATCACAGAGTATATTTGTATCTTTTATTGTTGAATTTTTCTTAATCTTTTCCATCAAGGACATAACACACCTCTACACGTTTCACTATATAAGGATATTATAAAGCATAAAACTAAAAAGATCAATATAAGTACCTTATTCATTCAAATAAACCTTCTAATGTAGCTTCTTCTTTAACTTTCCATCCAACACAATCTAATAATGAATTAAGTGGATCAAGGAATGCTTTTTCAAACATCATTTGATAATCAACATAATTAGCAACCTTAAATTCTGGTGGTATATTATTTTGGAATGTTATAACATTTGTACCAATTGGATTAGGTTCTTTAAGATAAACAAACTTAATTTTATCTCCTTCTAATAAAGTTTGATATTTAGTTTCTAATCTTTTTTGTTGAAGTAAGTGATTATACATCAATGCACCTCTAACATGAATAGGAGTACCTTTCTTAAAAATTGTATTTGTACTTTTGTAGTTACCAACATTATTTACAGTTCTCGGAAAAGCTATTTCATGTGGTGGTAACTTATACCATTCTTCTTCAAGGTTCTTTACAAATTCTCGTAACTCTTTTTCAGTCTTAGTAAGAACAAAACCTACTGATTCTTTCAATGCAGATCTCACAGAAGAAGGCGTTGAAGATCTTACAATCTCCATACCTTGCACTTTCAGCTTTGGTTCTTCGTATTTGATTCCTTCTGAATCATAAACATTCAATGCATATCTTTTCTTAGCTAACCATACACCATGATCAGCTATAACTTCTCTTTTAAATGTTATTCTTTCTTGGTATACATTCATGTATTCAAATATTTCCTTACATGCATTATCAATAACTTTTGTAAGGACTTTATCACAAAACTTATCTAACAATTCAACTATTTGTTCTTTAGATTTGTTTGAATAGTTTTGTTCAACAAACTTACCAAGTGTTATATATGTCGAATCAGTATCTGAATAGAATGAATATTCAACATCTTTAGTTTTACATATTTTATTTAAGTATTCGTTAAGTCTTTTTGCAACAAAACGAATTATATATTGACCGGTCATAGTGATACCTTCAGCAATCCTTGTATCATAGTATCTGAAGTACTGATTACCACTTGCACCATACAAACTATTCATCAAGATCTTAGCTGACATTTGTTTTGAGTTAAGACTTGTTACATGTTGAAGATCACCTTTCTTTTGTGCATCTATCATTTCTTTCTTAACTTTTTGTCTCATACTAAAGTACCAGTTAATAAGATCAGGAAGAACACCAGTTCTATCTTTTCTAAAACATTGACCATTAGCAGCCATTGTTAATCCATCCTGTTTTAACTTCTTAGTATCAACTTTATTATCAACTAAACTATCGATTGATTTTTCTGTATCTGCTAAATGTTTCTGACCCTCAACTAATGTATCGGGTGACATATTGAAAGTCATCATTATAGATGGATACAGAGATGTTGCATCAAATGAAACCACCCAATCATATTTTTTAGGTTTTGGATCTTTCACATAAGCACCAATGATCATTCTATCAACTATTTGATCTTGGTCAAATCTTGTTCTTGGTATAATGTTATTATTAAGTAATCTATTGTAGATAATACAATCCCAAGTTCTTACAGAAGAAAATATATCAATATAGTTACATTTAGCATTATATGCCATTGTAAGTATAAGATTAATCAACTTCATTTTGTCTTCAAGTTTATCTACAAGCTCAACGTCTACTATGTTATATTGTGTAAATAATCTCCAATCTTTTGTGTAAAACTCTTTGAAGTTTTCATAATCATGCTTAATCTTTTGTTGATTCAACTCTTCTTTAGCTACAAAGTCTAATGCATATGATTCAAGTGTTTTATATGCAAACTTCTTGTATAACTGCATGTAATCAAGTATAGATACACCATGCCATTCATACGCAAGCTGTGTTCTTCCTTTTGCATATGGTACTTCTTTCGTTGCAAATGAACCATATGGTGAACATTCTTCAACAGCACTTTCACCAAGCACTTTAGATATACGTGAAGATAAATAGGCTATATCAAAGAGTTGAACATTCCAGCCTGTAATTACATCTGGATAATCTTCTTTGATATGATTGATAAAACGACGTAATAAATCAAATTCGTCTTTACATTGTATGTAGTTTACATTATCTTGTTCTGATATAAAAGACTTACAACCAAACGAAGTTATTTGTTTGGTATTGAAATCTTGAGTCGTAATCAATAATATTTCTTCCTGAGCTGTTCTTGGATCAGGAAATCCATATTCTGTCGAAGTCTCTATATCAATTGTGAGTATTTTAATTAAAGACATATCGAATTCTATGTCATTGGGGAAGAACTTACTTATTAATTGATATGCATAGTTTGTGTTGCCGTATATGGGAAAATTCGACACTTCTCTATACTTCTTTATGAAATCTTTTGCACCGTAAAGATCTTTGAATTTTATTCTTTCGAGATTATCACCTTCGAGAGATTTATACTTAGAATCTTTATGGGTGCGTTTGTATAAACTTGGCTGAAAGGGTAGTTTTAAGTTTACGCGCTTGTTATCTTTGATGCCTCTAAAATAGACATAGTTACCACGACCGTAAACATTAGTATAAAAGAAACTCATATTATTATAGTACTATTATTTTGAAATTAGAACAACGTAACAAGGAAAATTTTAATGGATCCACTAACAGCACTGTCTTTAGCTACCGCTGCC